TATGCAAACGGAATAATTTTAAATTCCGATGTAAGGGGGTAAAAACATTCAGTACAAAACATGATTGATTAATAATGTTGTAAATGATTGATAAAGCGAGAGTTGCAATGATAAGAAAAAAACGGTCATTGAAAACATTTTGTGCAAAATTTTAAGTTTGCTTTAATCGACCTTTCATTTATGGGGTAAATATAGGCGTTTTTTAATAATGAGCTTAAATATGTCTGGTAATTGGAATAAAAGCCCGTAGAATAGCCTTTTGGGGCTTTATTTGGCGTGATTTCAAACGGTATCTAAATACCTAAAAAAATATCATTTTTAAGGGCCGGTGTAACCTGTTTTTACCGGCCTTTTTTTTCTCAAAAACGAAAAGTACATGAGTTAGGCGCAAAGTAGGCGCAAAAATAGGCGCAAAAATGGTTGATTCAGTATGCTTTATTCCCAAATATTGGAATCTGGTAACGTTAACGGACATTATTAAGTACCCTTTATTCCATTAAAAAACATGGTTTACATAAACAAAAATATAGATATAAATAACTGTTTTTTAGGTAAATAGTCATTATTGCAACCGAAGGGAGATAAAAAAAACACATTTATTCGTTGCATTTTTTGTTTTTCACGGCCAAATATTGCTATTCAAGCCTGATTACACCTATTACCAGGGCGATTGCGCGCAGTTGGTTTTTAGGCAATTCAAACGGTTTGTAGGTTGGATTTTCGCTTATTAATAATACAGTATCATCGGAAGATCCTTTGGCTATGCGTTTCACCAGCGGTCCCTGGACGGTGTCGAGCACGTAAACCTTATTCCACTGAAAAAAAAGGTCGTTTAGCGGCAATTTTGTGCAAGCGATGATATCGCCGCTGCTGTATTTGGGTAACATACTGGACCCTTTTACCGGAATGAGAAAATCGGCGTCCCGAAATACAGGAACCACGTATCGCTCACATTCGATTTCTGTTACAGAAATATCACCGGTGCATACACCTGCCATGGCGCTGGCTGGAATAAGTGGAATACCCTCTCCTGGTTTACTCGTTGGTTTAGCAAAGGGAACATCATTTTCTTTTTCCTGGTTAGATTTTAGCATAGAGCCCTTTCCTGTTATTACCCATTCGATGTTTAAATCAGGATAATGCATTGAAATAATCTCGCATTTATCGCTACCTACGTTTCTGTTTTTGTCCAAAAAACCGTTTGACAAATTGGTTTCTTTGTAAAATTTATATTTACTAATACCTTTATAATCAATATATTGTATTATCCTCGATACGGCTCCACCCATTTTAGTAGATTATTTCTGGTTAAAAATTTGGATTATTAGATTATTTCATATTATATTTGTCAAAGTTTCTATAATGAAACGGACTATAAAGTTACGAAATCAAAAATTAAAATCAAATGGGTAAAATATTAGTGGAACTGGGAGAGCGAAAAAAGCTGATGAAAATATTTGGCAAAAGCCACGTAACTGTGAGGCGGGCGCTGAATGGCCAAACAAATACCCTGTTGGCCCAAAAGATAAGAAAAGCTGCCATCGAGCGCGGAGGAATGGAACAAACCAAAACCGAAAACCAATGAAACGATTAGCATTAATCAACCTGGCGCTGAGTTTTTCTGCCATTGTGATGGCAGATACTGAAAGAACGAATATTTGGGCGATTCTTATTCTTCTTACATGGTTCCTGATTTCGGCAATATGGGCCGGACATATGTTTTCAAAAATCAATCAAAATCATTATCCACAGGATCAGCCATTGCCCGATGAGCAATTTTATGAAGATTGCAATTCGAAGTATTTGTAATTGTCGTTTTTCATAACTGAAATTTTTCGCAAAAGATAGTAAAATTTTCTCAATATGTATCAGCAACTCGAAGATAACACCATAGCCATTTCGGTTGACGATTGGAAAGCTGCAGGACTTTCTTACCATCAATTCAGAATGGATAGCCAACGTGGGTTTTTAAAAATTGCCAGGCGCGGGATTAACGGGAACACGCTGATTGATGTAAAAAGCATCCGCAGGCCTGAGCGGTTGAGAGTGCTGGAAGCTGTTTACGGGAAAATAGAGGAGCAAAAAAGGAATTCGATTTACACGGTAGAGATTGACACTGCAGCCCGTGATTTTTACCTGAATTTCAGAACACCGGAAGGTTTTGAACTGGAGCCCAAACGCATTGAGGAGTACACCAACCAGGCCAGCATACTGAACGGCTTAAAAAAGGGCTTGCAAAAACAACAGGCAGCACGTGCAAAGGCAGGGAAACGCATAAAAATGGGCGAATTCTGGCAGAATGCCGTTGATTGGTACCTGGAGCAAATAGAAACCTACCCGTGCAAAGCCATTGGCAACGCCAGGAGCCTTGAAAGGGTGTTTAGATCCTATATAAAAGAGGGGTACCAATCGCTGATCCACGGGAACCAGGGTAACGATGCTGCCCGGAAGGTTTCGGCCAACATGGAACGCCTGTTGATGGCTATTTGGCGCACCAACGATAAGCCGTTTGTGAATGTGGTACACGAACGTTACCTTGAGTTTGTTTCAGGATCGCGTTTGATACATGACACCGAAACCGGAGAAGAATTCAACCCGAAAGATTTCCGGTATAAGGGACGGGCGATGGAGGTATCAGTAGCAACGGTATGGAACTACCTGAAAGATGTGGTCAACGAAACAGCCGTTTATGCCGACCGCAACGGGAACTTCGACTACACGAACAAAAAACGTCCGAAGCAGAAACGCAAACTGGGGCAGTACTCCCTGAGCAAAATTTCGATGGACGACGTGGCCCTTTCCCGTAAATCGAACCGAGGCTGGGTTTACAAGTACATTGCCGTGGATGTGCTTTCGGGTTACTGGTTCAGGCCGGCTTATGTGGTGGGTAAACCCACGCTTGAAACCGTTTATGAATCGTTCAGAAATATGTTTATTGAATTGGGTGAAATGGGACTTCCGCAGCCGGGAGAGTTGGAGATTGAACATGCGCTGATGAAACATATCGACTGGCTGCCGGAGGTTTTTCCGCATGTGCGGTTTGCCAAAAGTGCCACGGATAAACGGGCTGAACATGCCATTCGTGCTTTCAAATATGGCGTATCGAAAAAAGAGGGACACACCAGAGGCCGGTGGTATGCCAAACACGAAGCTTACCGGGTGGTAAGGAATAAGGTTGACGGTGATTTTACGGAACCGGAATACCAGCCGCAAACCATAGTGGCCGACGACCTGAGCGACATCGACAAACACAATAACGAACTGCATCCGTTGCAGAAAACTTATCCGGGAATGACCCGTAAAGAGGTTTTACTGAAATTTTACAACCCGAACCTGCAGCAGATTGAACCCCGTTACCTTTATCGCTACATTGGTAACGAAACCGAAACTTCAATTTACAATAACGATTACTGTAGGGTTCAGCAGATGGATTTCTGGCTAAAGGATTACAACTCTCTGAACCGGTTGAAGCCAAACAATTACCAGGTAAATGCCTACTGGCTGCCTGAAAGTGACGGAAGTATAGATATAGTTTATTTGTACCAGGGCGATACTTACATTGGCGAAGCTTACAACTCCACAAAATACGAATACAACGAGTTTGCAATTGAACGCACGGGTGCCGACGAGGAAAATATGCTGCACCAGAACAAACGTAATGCGAAGTTTGACAAGATGGTTCGCGACAGGCGCAGTGAAATACCTAAAGTGGGCTTTGAAACGGCACAACAACAGGCCGAACGCGAAGAGGTTACACCTGAAATTATTGAAACAGAACAGCCTAAGAATTACGATGGGTACGACGACCTGGACGAGGACTGGGCTGCCAAAGGAATTCATTCATTATAAAAACACTACCATGATTACGAAAGAATTGAAGCAAAAGGTAATTAAAGCGATGGCAGAGGCCAGGCCAAATTTTTACGGTTCCGACGCCAAGTTTGCAACCAGCCTGGGAATATCGGGTAGCCAGTATAGCAGGGTAAAACGTGGCGAGACCGACCGTGTATTGTCTGACCAGGCGTGGATTTCGCTTGCACGAACCTTTGACGTGAACCTGCAGGAAGGACCGGCCTGGAAAATTGCCAACACACCGGTATATCAGTTTGTAAATGCGCAGTTGGAAATGTGCCAACGCGAAGGGCTTAGCTCGATGTTGTGTGATTACTCCGATATCGGCAAAAGCTTTGCCGCGCAGCATTATGCAAGAACGCATAAAAACGTGGTTTATGTGGATTGCTCGCAGGTGAAGTCGAAACAAAAGCTAATACGCAAAATTGCCCAACAGATTGGTATTGGTGGAACCGGGAAATATGCCGATGTGTATGAGAACCTGGTGTATTACCTGAAAACGTTACCGAATCCACTTATTATTCTGGACGAGGCCGGCGATTTGCAGCATGATGCTTTCATGGAGGTAAAAGCGCTATGGAATGCCACCGAACATTGCTGTGGCTATTACATGATGGGTGCAGACGGTTTGCAGAAAAAGATGAGCCGAAGTATCGACAACCGGAAGGTAGGCTATACTGAACTTTTCAGCCGCTTTGGAAAGCGCTATGGAAAAGTGATTCCTGTGGGCGAAGAGTCGAAACGGGTACTGGAAGCCACCGCGCTTATGATTATTAAGGCAAACGCCCCTTCGGGAGCCGGAGCCGATTACAACAAACTTTTGAGAAACACGATGGGCGAAGATGGAAGACCAAGCCTCCGCCGCATTTACAATGAACTTGCAAAGCAGAAATAACGATATGGGACGCGCCTACTCGGTAGCCAACGTGTTCGACGCCAAATTCCGCGTACTGGAGTTTGAAGGAATCTGGCGCGATGCTGTTGGCTGCCCGGAGCTCACCGGCTCGTGGTTCATATATGGTGCGCCAAAAAACGGCAAAACCAGCCTGGCCATGATGCTGGCAAAATACCTTACCCGTTTCAGGCGGGTGGGGTACAATTCAGTGGAGGAAGGATTGAGCCTTTCGATACGTGAAGCGATGAAACGGGTGAACATGAAGGAAGTGAAATCGCGGTTTGTATTGATTGAAAAAGAGACCGTGCCTGAATTGATTGAACGCTTAAGCAAGCATAAATCGCCGGATATCATCTTCATCGATTCGGTTCAATTCATGGAACTGAAATTTTCGGAGTACAAGCGACTGAAAGCGCAGTTTCCGCAGAAACTGTTCGTGTATGTTTCGCACATCGAGGGAAAACAGCCGCAGGGTGCCACCGCCAAACGTATTTGGAGAGATGCCAACGTCAGCATCAGGGTGGAAGGGTTCAAGGGCTTTCCGGTGGGCAGGTACGGTGGCGGAGATACCGTGGTGATTAGTGAAAAACTTGCTGATGAATACTGGGGGCTGGATTGAAGCCCCTCCTAACTTTCCAAAAGGGGAGGAAAAAGAAAAAAGAGGAAATATTCGAAAGCTGACAATATGATGAAACAAACAATTATGGACAAAGAAAAGAACAGGTATTTGAAGCGTTTCCACACGCTTCTGGGTAAATCTGGCGGTGACCGTGCCGCAAAAAAAGAGGCTATCCTTTCAGGCTTTGGAGTTGACAGCAGCCGCGATTTGAACGCGCATGAACTGCTTGAAGCATGTGCCGCCCTCGAGCTGGAACTGAATCCAGATTTGGCAGAAATGGACAAATGGCGGAAAAGGGTAATAGCCAGCATTGGCGGATGGCTGAAAGCCATGCAAAAAGCCGGGAACATTGAACTGATTAAAGCCATTGCATGCCAGGCTGCTGGAGTAAGCGTATTTAACAATATTTCAAAGGAACGATTGCGTTCGTTGTACTATGCTTTCAACAACAAACAGAAAGATTTGGAATTCACCACTGCCATTACAGCAGAGCAAATTAACCTGAAAATTGGGGCCAACTAATGAGCAGAAGCCGGAAACATACCGAGCGAATTCGGATAGTGAAACGAATCAACTACCTGAAAAGGGCCATCGAGGTTCAGGAGATTGTGAAAGCATACGGGAAAAACGGGAAAGGTTATCCGCACACCTGGATTTTCAAAAACGTAATCAATGCACCGGATTCAGGCTTTCACATGAGCTATTCCACCTTCAATAATTGTATTTACCAGGAAGCCGCCCGAACCGAATTGAATAAACTGGAAGAACAATTAAACAAACGCTATGGATGAATATGAATACAGGCTTGAAAAGAAGCTGGAAAATTACAGGGAGCGACGCGACAAACTGGAGGCGGAGCTGGAAAAGAAGTTTGATGCCGGCAAACACCGCGAACTTAATATTATTAAACACCACATTACCGTTTGTGAGCAGCGCCTTAACGGGTTCTGGATTGGCGACGAAACATACACCATCAATAAATTAGATTGAAATGAATACAATTATGTTGACAGTGACCAACGAAGAAATGAACAATTTCTTTGAACGAATGGGATTTCAAACGGCCCCGTACATGAAAGGGGACTGGCTGCCTGCCTATCACAACAAAAGTGAATGGCACGAACGTGAAGTGCCTGGAGTAGTAATTGACGGTAAGGTTATGGAGGCTGAGCCGTTGTTTCAAAGCTATGCAAGCGCTGCACTTCGCTCGATGGTTCTCGATTACCCCGAATCGAAAAAATTGATTGATAATGCGATAAAACTAAGTTATGGAAAGAAGTAAACAGTCTCAACATCAGGTGATGCCCGAAATTGAACCAGGCGTAATCCGCACATACAGCGGATTCACGATAAACGTGTTTGAGCCGGAGCCTCATTTTTTCGCGATAGAAGATATTGCCCATGCGCTATCGAACCTTTGCCGGTTTGGCGGGCACACTGCGAAATTCTATAGTGTGGCGGAGCATAGCATCCGGTGTGCCGACCTGGTAACCGGGCGAAAACGCAAACTGGCTGCCTTGCTGCACGATGCCTCTGAGGCTTATCTGGTTGATCTGCCCAGCCCCGTCAAATACTTCATTCCGAAATACCGGGAATACGAAGAAAACCTGATGCTGGCCATTGCCGAAAAACTGGGATTTGAATATCCGTTGCCCACTGCTGTGGTGAATGCCGACAAAGCCATGCTGGAAATGGAGTGGCATAATTTGATGGAAGATAACAACTGGATAGCCATGCCGCCGGAGTATGCCCGCGATACCTTTTTACACTATTATAATTCACTTAAAAGATAATTAATGATGGAAAAACAAATTGAAAAAGTGGCGGAAGAATACCAGGTACTCGACCGCGAAGCAAAAAAAATTGCGGCAAAAATGAAGCCGCTCAAAGCAAAACTTCTGGATTTTGCAGAAAAAAACAAATCGGAATTCGATGATGCTTTTCAGCTCAAGTTCGAAAATGGAACGTACATCAGCCTGCGGGTATCCGATGCGCTTATAGGGCCGGCAGATGCGAAGGATGAGCTTGCAAGTTCGACTGACCTCGTGAAGGTTCAATTGGATGAAAAGCTTGTGATTGAGAAAGCGAAGGAAGATGACCGCCTACGTAAGTTGTTAACAAAGTTGGGCCTTCAAATCGGGCAAAAGGAAACCTACGCAGTTTATGCGGGATAAAGCGGTTATGATATGATGGGCACTGTAAGTATTCTCATAATAGCAGTACTGGTGGCGGTTCTACTTGCCGCCCTTGTATTGGCCTGGCAACACGATGTTCGCGCAGAACGGTTCAGGGCCAACCTGGAACCGGGGCAGCGGATAGTGTACCTTAACGGGAAGGAACTGGCTGACGGGATTGTGGAAAAGCCTGGAATCCATAAAGTAAGGATAATGGACAGCCGCACATTAACGAGGCGGGAAGTGGATAAGCACAACATTTTCGAACCATAGCAAGTAAGGCCCACCGCGAGCCTGTCGCGGGCGTTCTTTTAGAATTTCTTTTTAATGAATCTTTTTATCGGCCCCGGCTTTCGTGATTGATTGAGCCGGGGCACACGCCGGATAGCTCTTTTTGGAATTTAGCTCTCGGCAGGTTCGAATCCTGCGTCCGGCACAACCCGATTAAAAATGAGGCCCTGTAACAATGACAGGGGAGCTCCAGCAAGCTCGAAAAATTCTCTGATAGCTGGTAAGTCAGGGATAGGATGGCAACAACAACTGCCCCGGTGAGGAACCATCTGACAGGGATTTCCGGGGCATTTGGAACGGTGGTGTAAGCGGTAGCACAGGCGGCGCCATAAACATGAAAGCCAGGTTGCAGGTTCGACTCCTGCCCGTTCCACAAGTTCACAGAGAGGTAGTGTTGGTTTTTTAATACCCGTCCGGTTGGTGGCCGGGCGGGTTAATCCAATAGCTATCGGGACAAAGTTCAGAGTTCAGAGTTTAAAGTTTAAAGTTTCACTTAAATAGCATCACAATGAAAAATTCAATTCTTATTTTTCTGGCCCTATTCGCCCTGGTAAGTTGCACGGGGCCGGGGCAACTTACCGGAACCGGTTACCTGGTTACCATAGAGGAAGGAATTCAAACCGACTGGAAAAAACTGCCCACTATAACAGCGGTTGACAGTTTTGTTTATGCACGCACAGGCCTGAGTTTGCAGGCCGACAGCCTCATTTACCCGCGTTACCCTTTCTACCAGTTCCGCAACGGGCAATACACCGTTTACGTGGAGAAAAAGGCCGTTTACCAGCGACGCGAAAACGGCAAAAAACAGTGGCGGGCGTATAGTTCTTCACCTGTTGACTTTCAGTCACCTGGTGAATTAATGAATGGAAACGAATAGAAATAGAAACAATTGAGCAGGTGACCGGAAGTCACCAGCTCAAATAAAACAAGCAGCTATGAAAAGTCAGAATGAACAAATCAGGGCGCACCTGGAGAGCGGGAAAACCATTACTGCTCTCGAAGCGCTGCGCCGGTTCGGGTGCCTCCGGCTTAGCGGGCGCATACACAACCTGCGGCACGACCAGGGCCTGCCCATTAAAAGCAAAATGGTGGAGCGGGAAGGAAAAAGAGTGGCGGAGTATTCCTTATAAAAAAAAAAACACCGCTGACATGAAACGTATTTTTACACCAGAAAAACTGGAAAAACTAAAACAGGAGTTTCCTCACCGCAAAACGGCTGACATTGCCGCTGACATGGATTTTCATTACTACACGGTTTCAAACAAAGCCCACGCGCTTGGCCTGAAAAAAACAGCCGAATTCATGCGCGAGCACGGCAACCGGCTTCAAGGGGAAAGAGGGAAAGCAACACGGTTCAAAAAAGGCCATGTTCCGGCCAATAAAGGGAAGAAAATGCCGGATGAACTCAAGGAGCGGATTAAGCATACCTTTTTCCAGCCAGGCCATGTTCCGGCCACGACGAAACATTTCGGGAAACCTTACCTGTACGAAAGGGTGAAAAAGAACGGGAAGATTGAAAAGCTTTGGTGGATACAGGAGAGCACGAACAAACGCTCGGCCTACCTGGCTTACCTGTGCCGGAAGCACGGCATCGACCTTACCGGAAAAAAACCGCGGCTTAAACCCGGGTTCGACCACAGCAGGCCACCGACTATCGACGATATTGTCATTATTTCCAACCAACGGAACATGGAACTGAACTCGTTCCATAACAACTACCCCGAACAGGTGAGAAAACTGATTCAGATTAAAGGAGCATTGACACGTCAAATTAATAAATTAAAAGAAGATGAACAGGAATAACAACACGGGTATTACCCTCACCGATGTCCGCGCGGAGGCGATGGACACCATTAGGAAACTGAAAAACAAAGAGATTGATGTGAAAACTGCAGGAGCGGTAAGGGGGCTCCTCGACACGATTATCGACACAGCAAAGACGCAGGTCGAGTTTTTGAAAGCAATTCCCAATTCGATAAAGGAAAACATGGGAGAGAACGACGTAAAGGCCATAGCCGGCACATTGCGCGACCGGGATGCCGAACTGGACCAGTCGCTGGCAGAAATTGAAGAAAGAAAAAGGCAACCTTATCAGTAGCATCATGGAACTCAATTCAGAACCCGAAAGGGTACAACGCGACCTTACCAACCTGGTGAAGCTTGTGGCCCAAATGCGCGAACACCAGCGCAATTACTTTCGGTATCGCGACCCGATATCGCTGCGCGAAGCCAAACAAGCCGAAAAGCTTGTCGATACAGAGCTGGAACGTTTAACCGGCGTCAGGAAAACATCGGTAAAGCCACAACATCCTAAATTGTTTTAGAATGAAAGCCAACAAAATAGCAGATTTCGTAACGCTAATAAAATTATTTTTCATTGGAATAAAAGAGATTGGCCCTAAAAAGCTGATTGTTCTTATAGCCGCAGCCATCAGCAAAAGCCAGGAAAAAAACAGCCTGGATGAACTGAATAAGGTTGCAGGTTATATCGGGATTCCGGCAAATATAATACAGGCAAAAACCAGAAAACGCGACGTTGTTGAAGCGCGGCAGGTGGCCATGTACCTGGCCAAAAGAAACACCAAAGAAAGCCTGTCAGCTATTGGACGGAACATCGGCGGGAAAGACCATGCAACCGTTGTACATGCCTGTAAAACCGTTGATAACCTGTTGGAAACAAACCGCGACTTTAGAGAAAAATGGCTTCCATTAATCATTTCACAATGAAAAAATTTGAATCGAAAGCAGAACTGCGCCATTACATCCGGCTGCACATACCGGTGATGGTACAAAGCAAAACAGGCCGGTTGGTTGAAATTTTCCGCACCAACAACGGATTTCGAGAAGTGGTTGAACAACTGGCCGAAGCGCTGTGGGAGGAATATTCTCCCGGTAAATTGTGCCGCCACTGGAAGTATTGCATTAATGAGCATAAAAACCTGAATAAATGCAAAACAAATGAGTTCAACTGCTACGAGCAGGCACCTGACCGCTAACGGCTGGCGGTATGGTGTCGGTTTGCCTTGCAGACTTTTTCAACCTATCACAGACCTTAATGGCAAACTGCACTATACCGCATGTTGTGTGTCTGGTGCGGTCAAATTGCGAAACAGTTGATTA